AAACTGGATCTTACTTATTTTCATGTTAACCCCTTCCAAGGTCAATTGCATTTACAAAAGCAATTGAACCAGATCTAACTGACAAATGCAACTACCCAAAGGCTTTGCCTAAAGCTGTAAAGCTGCCATCATTGTTAAACCTGATCATTTCAAAGCTCACATTACCCCTCTTGACTGTCATTATGACTGCCCCAGCCTGCCAATTGGCATAATGGCCGTATTTAGCCAAATAAGACATGGATTGTAGGTTGCAGGTATGTCCTACCTCAACACCCACTAAAACCCTCTGTAATCGGCCATTAAAGGCCTCTGAGTGGCATTGGTAACCCATCCTGTGCGTATGTCCTGAAATTACGCTTTTGCCCCACCTGCGTGCGATCCCCAAGGCCGTTGAACCGCCGACACGCGATATGTTTCCCTCATCCCCATGACAGAGGACAAAGTCAGTCCCAGGAATTTCAAAAGGCTTTTTCGCAAAATAGATGCCCATCCGATCAAAGTCCATAAACTGCTCATACTGCAGCTCTGGTAATTCCATAAGTCCAGGTACAGCCATCAATGATTTAAATAATCTATCACCATGATTAGATCTTGAAACTACATCTGTTTTTAAATCAAATAAAATATCTTGGCATAACTGTCTGTCAGCATTTAATGTTTGTTGAAATGACTCAGCTTTACCTTGAGAAAATTTTGACAAAGTATTTAAATCAAGTTCATCCCCAACATTTAAAACTAAATCAAATTTAAAAGTTTTAACAAGTTTTTTTAAGTTAGCAATAGCCGCATCAAATTGAAAAGGTACTTGAAAATCACTACAAATTAAGTAGCGTGCATTAGCGGTTTTGTCGCGCTTAATCGTCATCCTCATCAAAGTCATCTAAAGGATTTTTAATAGGATCGGTAGGGTTCACAATCCAATCAGGATAACTTGATCTGTCCATTGCAAATGCAAGTGCGTTGCCCTCACTCATGCCAGCTTTTCTGCAAGCTAAATAAACTTCATTGGCTGCAATAGCCCAAAAATCTAATTTAGTAAGTACAGAGTCTTTTGTGGTTTTGCGTTTTGGCGCAACCTTTTTTTTGACTTTGCGTTTGCGTGTAGTTGCCATAGGATAAGTGTAAATCACACAATGCCTGCTATAGCCCTGTGGACACCTTCCTCTAAATCTATTTTTGGCGTGTAATACTCACTCATCATGGCAGGGTTACCGACCCTATAGGCCACCCCTGCAGGCTTATCTGTCAGGATGTTAAACTTAGGCATCTTGTCCACGCCTAATGTCCTTAAAGCTATTTGAGCTAGTTCAAGGAAAGTGGTCGGCCTACCTGTACAAAGATTGACAGTTTGATTGCACTCATTTTTGACCATTGTTATGACTGCATCTACGACATCATCAATGTGTATAAAGTCTCTAGTAGTCGTAGCCCTGCCCCATATATCAAATGGATTTGAGTTAAGTATAGCTCTTTGTATGATGCTAGGGAAAGGATAGGTTAAATCTTGGTCAGTGCCATATCCGCTAAAAGGTCTAAGTATTAAGACCTTAGTGCCAGTCTCTCTTAAATAGTGCATTAGGGTCTCACCTGTCAGCTTAGACCAGCCATAGGTTAAATCGGGCGCGCCTATCTTTTTAAAGTTTAGATCTTTCTCTTTCAACTTATGTTTTTTTGACAGGGTTTGCAGCTCTACAGGATAGGCAGCTGATGAGCTGAAATAAACTACATAAGGCTGTCTAGTTACCATGCACCAGTTTGCAAACTCAGCATCTATAGCAAGATCTACTGCAAGGCTCAAAGGATTGCCCTCTATTTGTACACGCCCACCTACGATAGCTGCAAGATGTATTACTAAATCATATTGTTTTGTTTCTAGCTTAAAAAAATTTCTGCAATCAGTCCCATTTTTAAGATCTACTAAAGTCAAGTTGGCGTAGGGCAACGCACGCCTAAAAGCTTTACCCACAAAACCATGTGAGCCTGTAATCAAAATGTTCATTTACATTTTCTTACAATTGCCGCATACTCTGAACTTATTAAATATTTTTGTAATGTCAAAAGATCCTGCTCATACCATTTAGGCTGATTGACTCTTTCATAACCTGCATCCATCTCAGCTTTACCTGCAGCTGGATGTATATGCTCAATGATCACATCAGGTAAATATTTTAAACAATCTAGGTCTATGCCTAATTGCTTAACAAAGTTGTCAAAAAATAAATGTACGCAACCAGGAAAGGTCATACCTTGTAACTCTGCTACAAGATTTCTACTCATTGCAAAAGCTGTTGGCAGATTTGCACCTTGCAACAGATCATCACCATAGGCAATACCTTGATCTAAACCTATCGCTTCCACAAGGGCTTTATCCCAGCCTTGGGTTCTAGGAAGGTGATCATCACCCATGAAAATAAAATAATCATATAAAGGAAACTTAGTAATATCCAACAAAATAACAGCCACATCATTAAGAGACTTTGCACAGCCACCTGTTTTATTTTCTGCAGGCATACACCTATACTCAAATTCATCCTCAAATCTTACATACTCAGACCAGAGTGGATCATCATTGTCTATGACAAAAAATAAATCTGCCTCTGCATTTGTATCTCTAAATGCCTTGGCCAATCTGTAAGCATTTAAAGGCCTGCCCCTGGAAGGTACTACTACACAGCTTCTCATCTGAGTAGGGTAAAGGAACTATTGCTTACTTATGAGGATGTCATAGAGCGTGTCTAGTTTTTGCTCTATGCGCCTTACTCTGCCCTCTAGGTTATGGCCGCCATTGCCGTCATCTTTTAGCTCAGATAGATAATGCTTTACTAGCCATCTAACTGTGGCAATTAACGCACCTACAATAGTTAAAAGTGAGACTGTTAAAGCTGCCCAATCGTTCATACTCATTAGCTATTGATGCCAAAAGATTTGTCTTTAGGGTCAAAATAGCGTGCTAAAGGTGCGACCAATGCACCTGCCAAGATTGAGAGTTCAGGTTTGATGTCAGCTACTAATGCTAACATTGTTGTAACAGTTGCAGCTGCAATACTACGCAAATATGACTTTACAATTTCTTTTTGTTTATTTGTAATTTTCATTTTAATCCTAACTCTCTGATTTTGTCTTTTACTTGTTTTGCATTTAAAGCAATTTCAAAGTGCATGTCATCTTTACGCCTTTTGTAATTGCCACCCCAGGTCAAACCATATTTAGTTATTAGTAGGTTAATTGTATTACGCTGATCCTTATTAAATGTATTTGACTTGCCTAAAGGATGTTTAATTGCATTTAAGTCAATAGCAGTGCCAGAGCTATGATTGCTTAATACTTTGTCAGATCCTCTGGTCATACGGAAAGCGTAGCCCCAGTCATCTAATTGGCCAATATCAATAGGCTCAACTAAGTCATGAAATTCTTTAGCAAAATTTACAAGCAAAGGTGCAACGGCTTTTGCACAAGCAAACTTTATAGATGTACCAGGCACAGTAAATGACTCTATGCCAAGAGCTTTACGATCCTCACTAGCTGGCCAGCCATTAGGACTAGTAAGCTCTTTTATAATGGCCATTTAATATCCGCTACAATCCCCCAAGATTGTGCTATAAACCTAAAGCCCGAAGGTCATTAGTAGTTAAACCTAACGCTGCTAACTTGCCTTCGGCTGCGGCTTTGGCTTGCGCCTTCGCTTCGGCTTCGGCTTGCTTAGCCGCAAACTTTGCTTCGGCTGCTTCACGCTCTGCTTGCTCTTGGGCAGTTTCATCGCGTTCAGTAATAGTTTCTTCACCAGTTAATACATTGAATTCTTTTTCAATAATTTTCATATTATCTCCTTATGCGCTTGTATAAACATAAACTGTGCCATTGTCAAAATTAGAGCCTGATGAGTTTCTGACAGAAATTGAACTTATAGTGCTTGATGAATTGTAATAACCATTCCACATAAAATTATACCAAGGTGTTGTACCACTTCCTGAACCACTACTTTGGAAAACTTTTACTCCTGATGAATTACATCCAGTTAATAAAACTCCACCACTTGTAAAACCATCTAAAGCAGTTTCAGAAATTGTAATTACATTTGCGCTTCCCGAAACTCCTTGTACATTTGTAGCATTATAAGAAGATCTAATTTCCCATTGTTGTCCATAACGGAAATAATTACTACCTGTATCAGTATTTAGTCTAACTCCTATTGAGCCATAACCACCAGCAGAGGCTTCCGAAATTAAAACCATAATTTTATCTTTACCACTAATTCCTGACACTGTGATTGTGTCAGCACCAGTCAATGCTGTACCACCTGAATTTAATAAAGTCCAGTTTGCGCCAGCACCGCCAGGTGCAGCCCATTTTAATCCTGTTGCTGTTGATGAGTCTGCTGTGAGGACTGTGTCGTTAGCGCCTACTCCGATCCTGGTATCGCTACTTCCAAAAGTATAAAGATCACCCTTTGTAGTTAAAGGTGAGGCAGCACCGACCTGAATAT